GCCAGCGATTCCTGGTTATCCAAGAATATCCGCCCCATGACTTTAATTTTTATCTTGCTAGTCTATACAACGTTTGCCGCAATGAGCGCCGCAGATATTGAAGTAAACAATAATTACGTTGAACTCCTGGGCCAATGGGGAATGCTGATTATGTCATTCTATTTCGGCGGAAGATCCCTGGAGAAGATAATGGAAATGAAAAAGAAAAAAGATGAATCTAAGTGAACATTTTTCCCTGGATGAACTAACCCATACCGACCACCGGCAGTTTGACAATACGCCCAATGCGTCGGAGATGGCAAACCTGGTACGCCTGGCCGCTTTCCTAGAAGAAGTTAAGACTGTCCTGGGCGGTAAGCCGGTGATGATTAACTCGGCATTTCGTTGCAAGCAAGTTAACGACGCAGTAGGGTCTAAGGATACAAGCCAGCATCGGATTGGATGCGCCGCAGATATTCGAGTGCCAGGCATGACGCCCGACGAAGTAGTGAAAGCAGTCATCGCGGCCGGCCTGGGATACGATCAGATCATTCGCGAGTTTGATCGCTGGACCCATATCTCTGTACCCAACAAGTCGGAAGATAAGCCGCGCCGCCAAGCGCTGATTATTGATAAGGCCGGGACCAGGGCATACGCCTAAAAAAATCCCCGCACTAGGCGGGGAGTTAAGCCAGGCACGTGAAACCTGGAAGGGTCTCTGCAAAGAGATACGCTAATTTACCACGATCTCGATTCCCCTGGTTAAGTAAGGTTTGATCCTTATCAATCCGCGTCGCTCCAGGCGGTGCATCATGGCATGAACTGTTGACGGGCTTGTGTATCCTAGCGCCTGGCATATCTCCCTGGTGCTAGGGTAAACCCCATGATCCGCATGATGCTTGACCAGGTGATCGAGCAATCTTTTTTGCATCGGTGTTGGTGCTAATTTCATTAGTCACCCGCCCATCGAACGCCGGACCGTCCCATCTTTGCGTTGTAACGATCCTCGAACTCGTTGGCCAACTCGGCCAGGGATTTCACTTGCGGACTACACGTATGCACCTGGTCGATCTCTAAAGTCTTGCCGCATTTCTCGCACACGTGGCCCGCGAAAGGAATTGGCTCTACGTTTTTCTCTGCCTTCCTGGCCTCGATGTGATACTCCAGTCTCTCCTGAAAGTAGGATTTTATTTTCATCATTTCACTCCCAATATTTGTAATGTTTTTGACCGTTCGATGCGGGCCTCTTTGGCTGGTGTTACCTTCTCAGGCTGGGCCTTATAGGATCGCATGGCCCACTTGATTCGCGCCGCAATAGAACCGTCCGGACTTTTAATATAACCCTCTTCGGCGTCGGTCATGTTGTCCATGATCTTGGATTGGAGCTGGTCGATCTCTTCGTCCAGGATCTTGGCCTGGGCCTTTGCCTCGATCAAGCGGCGCGCATAGTTAGCCGCATCACCGGACAACTCAATCGCTGGCCTGGAATCGTCAACGCTGGGATACGCCTTGACTGCATCGGCCGGACTGATTGCCGGGTACCAGGACTTACTATTAACGCGGCGCGTGAACTCCTTACATACGTCAATGATCTGCGTTTGCATATTGCCACTCGCCTGGTAAAAGAATAGGCGCAACTCGGTCCCGCGGAACAGGGTCGCGATTACTCCCCAGGTGTAGCCAGCGCATAGCATTTGCGCCTGGAGCTGGAGCGGACCACGATATAATGGTGGCTCATCTTCGGGCATCGCGCTCGTTAGTTTGGATTCGCAACATCCCAGGCCGTTCAATGTAATGCTATCTGCGCCGATTACATAAATACCCATGTCGGGATCCGTAGTAACAATGCGGCCATCGCCTTTCCAAATTGAATCGAGCGAACATTGCAAAATGATCTCGTCATCTTCCAGGTAGGAAAGTGCGTAGTCAACTTGCAACTCCTGGATCTCGATGCCCAGGCGTTTGGCCGCCTCACTAATGATGACTGGCTCTAACGTGTTGCCCCAGTCTGCGGCCTCAACATTAAAGGGCGGGCGCGGCTTGCCTTCCATCGCGTCGATGCTGGCCGCCAACTCGTCATTCGGTGAGCGGAACGGGGATACCCCCATGATGCTAGGGATCCGGGACCCGGACGGGAGAATGTCGTTTGTAATTTTTCCTACCATTTTATTTTCCTTTCGGGAAGTCGATAAACACGCACTCGTTTGGTACTACATTGCCGCGCGCATCAATGTAATATTCGCCGCAACCAGCAAACCATTCGATCGTAATCACCGCAAGAAACGCGGAGAATGCAACCATCATTAAACCTTGTAAAAGAAACGAACCAATTTTTTTCATTGAAATTTCTCCAGTAAATAAAGCGTCACAATGATTACCAGGATCGCGAAGAACCCGGCGAACATAAAAACAAATCCGGTGATTAACGCATCGAGCATTTGAGTATCCCTTCTGCGGCGAGTGATGCCGCTCTCTTTTTCAAAGTCGCATCGCCCCTGGTCAATACGTTAATCATGTCAACCTTTTCTTCCAGGTACATTTTTGCCCAAGCCGGATCGCATTCAAGCGCCAGGTCGATGCCCGATAAATTTGAAATGATGTCGGCCAACTTGATCGTCTGCGCGTCGGCACTCGCGTTGGCCATAACATTGCGATTGATATACGCTCTTACAATTCGATCGCCATCTTCATCGTCGGCCGCGTTCGTGACCTGGTAAACCAGGTGCGCGATATTCTCGTTGAACTCTAGCATCAAGTCGGTATATGTCACGCCGCAATCTTCAATGACGTCGTGCAAAACTGCGGCGGCCAGGACGTCATCGTCATTGCATACGCCGCGGACGATCTGCATTACTTCCATGGGGTGGCTAATGTAAGGCAAGCCGCTAAACTTGCGGAGCTGGCCATCATGCGCCTGGTCCGCGAATAGTGTTGCTCTTGCGATTAGATTCATCATGCTATTGCTCCTTCCGCTCTGTTGACAACATTACGAACCGCACTAATGGACCAGGCTTTTTTGCCGGTGGCCGTCGCGATTCCCCTGGCACTCAAGCCCTGGGCGATTTTTGCCAGGGTCGCACAACCGAATTTTTTTAGCTCCTGGATCACGGGGTAAACCTGGGAAGCAAACTCGTTTGCCTGGTCCGCCGTGACCAATCCACCGGCCTGGGCGCCGTTGGCTGGGGTGGGTGAACCCAACGACATTCCCCTCGCCTTGCGCGCCGCCAGGGCTTTCTTAGTACGTTCAGAAATCTGCGCTCTTTCTAACTCTGCCACGTTTGCCATTAGCTGGAGAATGAATCGGCTCATCGCTGGGTCCTGGAGATTTGGCATATCGAGCGCCATGATCGGGACCTGGCGATCCAGGAGCGTAGTCAAGAATCCGACGTTACGGGTTAGACGGTCCAGCTTTGCAATCATCAACGTGGCGCCTTCTCTTTCGCATTGCTCCAGGGCCGCGCGTAATTGTGGTCTGCGCTTGTCTGTCTTGCGGCCGCTTTCGATCTCAACATACTCGGAGACTAGCTCATAGGGTGAGCTGGCCAGGAATTGATTGATCGTATTTTTTTGGGCCTCTAAACCCAGGCCGCTTTCGCCCTGTTTCTTGGTACTCACACGGTAATAGGCAATCACTTTCATAATTTCACCTCGCTAATTTCACGGCCCGGATCATCGGGCGAACTGGCCGCGCGGCAACGAATCTCGTACTCGCCGAATGCGGCCTCGTAGTCCCTGGAATATAAGCCGGCGTACATCTTGCCGTCGGGGTCTTGCAAGAACGTCGCATACTCGCGAACGTCCAGGCGTTTGACCAGGACGACGGCAACCGGGCGACGGACTGCATCGCCCTGGAAGATGGTCCGGCGTAGGATCGCCAGTTTCATGCGGCCAACCTACCAACACAACCCATCCCGTACCCGTCATCGCCCAGGCTAGAGATTCTTGCCAGGGTCGCGCTCTCTTGAACCTGGAAGTCGGCGGCCATCTCGTTGACCACTTCATCCAGGCGTCTGTTAAATCCGCCGTACAACCCGTTACTCATGCCGGGGATCTCGCGGCTAAGTGACGCGCCATTTTTTACATCGGCAACAGTCACACGTGGGAGCGGATCGCTGGCGAAGTTACCGGCGAATTTCTCGTACAAGGCATCGAGCGCGGCGGCGTACATCTCGTCGCTAATCTTGCGATCAACGAACACGAAGTCAGCGCCGAACCGAACTTCCTGGCCGTCGATCGCGGTATAGTTTTGACCTTTGTAGTCTTGCATTCCGTCGAAGTAAGAGGCCTCGAAGATCCCGACGACTGACTTCACGGCGTCGTAACCTGGGCCGTCCTGGTACCCGATCCTGATACTAGCGCCGCCGCTATACACGCTAGACCGGACGCTGAACTTGACGCCAGGGAAAGATTCTTTTAGGACCTGGCGAATCATTACTGCGGTTTCTGCACAACTGAGATAATTTTTCATGCTGATTTCTCCTAGATTAAGAAACAAGGGATTCGAGATTACCGTCGGCACCAAACTCGCTGACGATTTTCCGAATCACGATTACGTTGCCGAACATTGACACGGCGCTGATTCCTTCTACTTGATCGAATGTAGGAACCTGGCCGTCCATGAAGTATCTTTCCGAAAGAGCTTGCTCGATTGTGAAACCGGACATCTCTTCAAAGTAGGCGGCGGCGCTGGATAATTTTTTGAAGGTCCGGATAAATTGACCATCAGGAGCGCGATTGATTATTTGATATTTCATTCTGTTTTCCTTTCGTTTGTTGTTTGTACGCTTTTATTATGGTCCCATTACGATACCATTGCAACACCTAAATGAAAATATTTTGTAAATAAACCACAACCATGACAGAAAACCCCACTAAACCCACCCAGCTACACCTTACCCAGCGATTGCGGGCCGAGCTTTTCGAGCAAGCCAGCAAGGAGCGCCGGTCCATGTCCAGCCTGGCCGAAGAGCTGATTGCCCTGGGCCTGACAAATCGCCGCCAGGCTATCGAAGATCGGATCGATCAGGTGCTACATGGCCGGGGGTAAGCGCAATCGCGAACGGGGCGCGGAACTAGAACTCGAAGTCGTTCACACCTGGAAGGCCCAGGGCGTTGAGGCCCAGCGCGTCCCGTTATCGGGCGGAGCTGGCGGGATGTTTGTTGGTGACGTGATACTGGCCGGTTACACAATCGAATGTAAGCGGCGCAAGGATGGATTCGGAGTGTTATACGACGCTCTGAACCAGCAAGGGAGCGACTTCCTGGTAGTTAGAGCTGACAGAAAGCCGCGCCTATACGTGATCCCGGAAGAGACGATGCTCTTGTGGCACCGTCAATACGGGCTTTTTAATTTCAACTTAGCAAATAGCAAGAAGGAGCAAGACAATGAGCTTTGATTTAGGACTAACGGGCGAAGGCGGCGGGCAGTATATCCGCTACAACGCCAGCACCGGCACGTGGAACGTTGACGGCAACCAGGTACAACTCGGTCAATTCCTGGTCGATCCTACCAGCCTCAAAACTGGATGGGGAAAGATCGTGGCCGGGACATCCCCGAACTGGCAATGGGATACGCGGCCGGGCGTCAAAGGCGATCAACCTAGCGACGAACATAAACGCGGGTTTTCTCTGCAAATCTATTCGAAGGCCATCGGCCAACGCGAATGGTCAACCAACTCCGCCGGCAGTAACAAGGGATTGTCTGCCATTTGGGGGCAGATCGCGGACCAGTCCGTGGCCAACCCTGGCAAGGTACCCGTCCTTAAATACACGGGATCAACGGTAATCGCGATCGGCAAAGGATCCACCCAGGTACCAAACTTCACCCTGGACAAGTGGATCGATGCACCAGCCGATTTCATTTTGTACGACGCACGTGGATTTACTCAGGAGCAAAATTCGAAACCCGCACCCGCACCAGCGAAGGCCCCGGCCCCAGCACCAGCGGATGACATCGACGAATTTTGATTAACTTTTGAGTAGGGGCCGCGGTTAATCCCGCGGTCTTTTTTTCCCATGACGGAACTGGTACAACACATAGAACAAGTCGCCCAGTATTTTTGGGGCGAACCAAATACAAAATTATCCAAGCCGGGGAAAGAGATCCGGTTTGGTACGCATGGGTCCAAGTCAATCGATCTCGAAAAGGGAACCTGGTACGATCACGAACAGAACGAAGGCGGCGGGGTCGCGGATCTAATCCGTAAAGAAACCGGCGGCGCGAAGATCGAAGCCTGGATGAGCGAGAACCTGGGGATACAACTCACGCCCAGGGCGAGCAAGATCGAAGAACTTAAACCGGTCCAGGCCAGGAAAGTAAAAGCCGTATATCCGTACGTAAATGCGTACGGCGAGATCGTTTACGAAGTCATTCGATTCGAGCCAAAAGACTTTCGGCAAAGGCGCCTGGAGAACGGTAAGCACGTGTGGAACCTACAAGGCGTTACACCCTTGCCGTACAACCTTCCGGCCATCCTGGAGCATCCGAGAAAGACTATCTTCCTGGTCGAAGGGGAGAAGGATGTCGAGGCCCTAAAGCAACTGGGATTACTGGCATCTTGCAACTCAGGCGGGGCCAAGAAATGGACCCAGGAATTGAACTTGCATTTTGCCGGGCGCAAGATCATCGTCTTGCCGGACAACGATGAGGCCGGACAGAACCATGCGAGAGTAATCACCGAGCAACTCGGCAACGTGGCCGCGGAGATCCGCATCCTGGAACTACCGAACCTGAAAGAGAAGGGCGACGTATCCGATTGGATCACCCAGGGCGGGACCAAGGATCAACTCGTACACCTGGCCAAGAGTGCGCCACTCGCGAAGGATTGGCAAGCGCCAGTCAACCCGCCCAAGCTCCGCATCCTGACCTTAAAAGAGATCGCCGAATTGCCGCCAGTCACCTGGCTAGTGAATGGACTGATTCCCAAGCACTCGCTTGCCATGGTCTATGGCGAACCTGGCGGCGGCAAAACTTTCACGGCGCTAGATATTGCGCTCACCGTGGCCCATGGCGCGCAATGGCATGGCCATGAAGTCGCCCAGGGACAAGTGTTTTACGTGGCGGGCGAAGGCGTTGGCGGATTTAGAAAGCGGATCGGAGCCTGGCATCAGCATCACGAACGCGTCGAAGAGGCGCCGTTCTACCTGATCCCGAAGGCAGTCAATCTCCTGGACGACGCGGAGATCCAGGATCTACTGCAAACCATCGAGACAATGCGAACTCCTGATATGCCCGTGGCCATGGTGGTATTCGATACCGTTGCCAGGTGCATGATCGGCGGCGACGAGAACTCCGCCCAAGACATGGGCAAGGCGGTCAAGAACATGGACCTGGTACGCGAACAAATCGGGTGCGCGGTCCTACCGATCCATCACTCCGGCAAGGATAGCAATCGCGGGGCGCGGGGATCGACTGCGCTCATCGGTGCCGTGGATGTCAGCGTTCGCGTCGAACGGGACGCGGATCGCGTACTACTCACAACCGAAAAGCAGAAGGACGCCGAGCCGCTCGAACCCATGCAGTTTAAGACGATCAGCGTTGAGCTGGCCGCCGGACCATTGTCCCTGGAAACCGAGACGAGCCTGGTCCTGGAGATCAGCGATCAACCCGCGGACATCGTGGCCAGGAAGAAACTCAGCGGCCAGCAACGCCTAATTTTGGACGCGCTACATGATGCGTTATCGAGCGCCGGGGAACAGAGACAGATCGGGAACTACATTCCGAAGGGTTACTACTCGGTGAGCGAATCCTTGTGGCGCGACTTTGCGATGAGCAAACAGATTAGCGACGGATCGGACGATAGTAAGAAGAAGGCATTTTTACGCGCCGCGAAAGCGCTCCAGGAACGGGGCATTGTTGGCAAGTGGGACGATTTTTGTTGGATATGGAAGGACAAACATGAACCTAAATTATGAGCAAAAAGTAAGGGTTTACCCTGAAAAAGACGGACAAAATGGACTTGTCCGGAGCCTGTGGATAACTTTGTCCGCGGACAAGGACGGACAAGCCGGACAGACAAGGGGAACCCAATGAATACAAGGGTTAGCGGGCGACGGACAAGTACGGACAAACGAGCGCCAAGTACGGACAGACAAATCTCCTCTCTAGGAGATTGTCTGACTTGTCCGGCGGACACGTTGGAGCGTTGGAAGGATCTCACGCAAGTAAAGATTTACCGGGAAGAATTGAATCGATTTAATGAAACCTGGGGATATGGCAGATCGTTCTTACTTTGTGGCGATGAGCTGGCGGGGAAGCTACGAAAGCAGATGACGCTTATCCAGGAGACGGCCAGGGATGCTAAAGCGGGATATCTTGTCGAGCAGAGATGCGAGGCAATGATCCGGGGATTGAGACTTGCGGACCAGCGGATCCGTGAAGGTGGACACCATCCCGTGGACCGGACCGAGTGGCAAGCGGAACATCCGGCCGGATTGGTGGTGAAAATGGTACGAACACGGGCCGCCATACCCCAGGAGAGCGATTACGCGTACTTCGCCCTGGAAGATGTCGTGAAGTGGATTCCAAAGGAAGTTATCGAGCTGATGAAACAATTCCCTGGATCGTCAACGGTCAAGGTCACGACCAGCTTTGAGCAGATCCGCAAATCAACCGAAGAACGCCTGGCACGTGAGGCCGCAACACCCAAGGTAAAGACAGGCGACGCAATCATGGACCTAGACGATGACATCCCATTCTGAGAAACCACAAACCAGGAAGTATTCGATATTGCCAGCCAGGTCCGTCCAGGATGATAGCTTGCACCCAACAACCTTCCGCGTCCTGGCGGCAATCTGTTTGCATACCAACGGATATGGGATTTGCTTTCCGTCCAGGGAGACATTGAGCCGGCACGTAAGCCGATCGATTAAAACCGTCTCTACGCACGTCGGACGACTAATCAAGGCCGGGTATATCAGAAAGCTACAACCGAAGGCCTATCCCTTCGCATACAAGCGCAAATCAGCGTACTTCACGAATCGCTACCAGGTGCTATTCGATGGTCCTGGCACACCGATGCCGACCAGGGAGCAATTCCTTGCGGCAAGGCCTCTAATAGCCGAGGACTATCAAGACCAGGAAGCGATAGACAACCTTAATAATAAGAAGGGGGTTATAGGGGGTGATAACGAGCTGATTCAGAGTATCGCGCAAGCATTCCGCCAGGGCGTCGAACGGGGGTCCGGAGTGGTCCGCGACGTGGCGGCAAGCCTGGAATGCGCCAGGCGGCTGGCAGAAAAGGGCGTCGATGCCGGGAAAGTCCTGGAGCTGGCGGTCCAGGCGACCATCGACAACCGGAAAAACCGGAAGGATCCGCCGATGACGCTCGACCAGGTGGCCAAGTGGGGCGGATTAGAGTGAATTTACAAACGGCAATCGAACGTTTGGCCTTTGCAACTGGCCGGGGGTGCGTTTTTGCGCGATGCCGCAAAAAACGACCTTTGGGGGGTCCCCCATGCGCGAAACTGTACGGGGGGATCGCTCCGGATTTTTCAACTTTTTTGGAGATAAAAAAATGAGTCCATGGTTAATCATCGTTACCGGCGCGATTTATGCCTATATTGGGTTGGAACAAGCCCTAAAAGGGAATGCTTCCATGGCAATCGTGTATAGCGGCTACGCGTTCAGCAACGTGGGCCTCTATTACCTGGCTTTGAAGTGAGAACAATGCCTCATCTTGCCAACTTTCTTCCGTTTGCGCCGCATCTTGCCAGTCCTTTTGGCATCAATCCGCTCTTGCCAATGCAAGATCCGGTGACAGTTAGCGCAAAGCGCGATGCACTTCGTCATAACTTCTTCCATTGCCCTGGAATACGACCCGTTTTTAACCAGGGTGCTGACAACGAGCTTGTCTTTGCGGATCACGTGATGGAAGTCGATAACGGCCGGATGATCGAACCCGCAAATAAAACATTCTTGCGTCGCTTTGAACTCAACCCACAAGGCCCTGGCATTGCGTTTATTGATGGCCGTACCGGCTTTGTGTTTAGCTTTATTTTTTTGATACCAGCGTTTGTTCGCCTCTGCATTCTTAGCCGCGCGAATTGTGGGATCTTTATACGGCATATAGTTTTTAGGTAGTATTTCTTAACGTAACGATGGAAAATAACATGGAATTAGAAAATCAGTATTGGGAGAAGCGGTGCGAATTTTGGTGCGCCAATTATTTGGAGCTGGCACAGGGTATCAAAAAATTGTTAATTTATGCTGACCGTGTTGATGATTACGGGGAGCTGAAACACGAAGTAAACCGAGTAAAAGAAATATTAAAAAAGGATGCGTATGGATCAAGCGAATAACAATCAAGTCGGCGGCACCCACTACACCAGCAAGGCGATCCAACCCTGGGATTACATTGTCTCGAATGAGCTTGGCTACCTGGAAGGCAACGTCGTTAAGTACGTGTCGCGATGGAAGGATAAGGGCGGCATCGAGGATCTTAGGAAGGCCCGCCATTACCTGGACAAGCTGATCGAGGTAAACCTAAAATGATCTGCCAGTTTTGCGTAAACGAAGAAGGCGATTATTTTTCTAAGACGGAAGTCCTGGAGACAAGGATTTACTGGGACCCGAATGACGAAATTTATTACAACGAGCGCCGTCGCCAATGCCTGGCTTGCGAGACACGATTTACGACGGTGGAGAGGATGGTAGAGGATGACTAAGCTCACAACGCGCCAGGCACGTGCTTTACTCGCGTCGCCGGAGAACCAGGAGAAAGTATCGAATGAGCTGGGCCACATTGCCCAGGCGGATATAACAGATGTTATATCGTGGACCGGGGACGTGGCCGTACTCAACGCCAGCGATACCCTGGCCCCGCACGTACGTAAAGCGATCAAGAAGGTCAAGATCACACCTGGCAAGTACGGTAGCTCGATCGAGGTCGAGATGCACGACAAACTGGGCGCCTTGCGTATGCTGGCCCGCGCGACAGGAATGATGGACCAGCAACAAGAAGAGAGCAATCGCCCGACGATGATCGGAATCAAACTGAATTTATCAAAAGTGGAAGAGGTAATCTATGCCGAGGAAAATGGGCGCGACGGGAAGAAACCGTCAAACGGGGAATGAGCTAGATGCGCTGGGGGATCTCAACCTGGACTTCTCGACAAGTCCGACGACTTCGCGATTTTTATCTGACGATTCTTTTTTTCGCGGTCTTATGGGAC